GTCGATCTTGAGGGCGTTCCAGGCGCCGGCCTGGATGACGACGGCGCGCTTCATCGCGGCGGCGATCGTCGCATCGGTGGCGATCCCGGTTGCCGGGTCGGTGTCGTAGAAGGCGCCTTCGCAGGCGTCGATGACCATCACCGTGCAGGCTTCGAGGAGCGCGGTCGCGTTCGCGGGCGCGTCGGTGCCGAGGTAGGCGGCGAGGTCGTCGGTGGAGGCGAGAGTGTCGGGGATGACGATGTCGCCGAAGTAGTCCGTCAACGGTCCTCCTCGATGTCGGGGTGCCGGTAGGCGTGGGTGGTGCGTCTACCGGCACCCGGTCTCACTCGGTCGGGGCCGCAGCCTCACCCGTGGACTCGGCGGGAGCCTCGGGCTCGGGGACGGTGTCCTCGACGGCGGGCTGACCCTGGAGGCCGTGCCGTTCGATGAGGTCCGCCTTCGTCGACGCTTCCGCGTCGTCAGGCCGTTCACCGTTCGCGACCGCCCAGCCGATCCACTCCGCCTTGGGAGCGTTCAGCGCCGGTCGGGACGTGGGGAGGCTGGGGGCGCCGTCGGGACGGTCCTGCTCGTCGTACGGGGAGCCGTCCGGGTGCACGCGACGCAGGTGGCCGCGCGCGAGCCGGTCGGCGATGGTCTCGTGCAAGGGCAGCGACAGCTCGAAGATGCCGCCGCCCTCGCCGAGCACATGGATGGTCGGCGAGGGCTGGTCGGTCATCAGTGCCGGTTCACCTTGAACGCCTGCACGGTAAGGATCGCGCTGGACTCGAGGATCAGGGAGCCGTCAGCCTGCTGGAAGCGGGCCGACTCGAACGGGCCGATCTCCACGACCGCGCCGGAGCCGATCGCGACGGTCAGGTCGCCCTGGCCGGCCGCGATGGCGCCCGGGTCGGGGCTGATCCCGGCCTTCACGATCGCGTTGCCCGCGTTCGTGCCGACGACCCGGAAGATCGTCTGCTCGGGGGTCGCGTTCGCGATCTTGAGGCCGTTGCCGGAGCCCGCGACCGTCGCGGTGCCGGTCGGCTCCGCCACGGAGGCGTTGACCGTCAGGACGGTCGGGGTGAGTGCGGTGGTAGCCATGTCTCAGGTCCCTTCAGGTCAGGAGACGGTGACGAGCGCGCTCGCCAGCGAGTCGGGGCGGACGTTCTTCGCGCCGTACAGGGTGAGACCCTTCACGGCGTCGGAGAACGAGGACTGGGGCCGGTAAGCCTCGGTCTTCGCGATCTGCGTCGCCATCGTGATGGCCCGGTCGTTGCCGGCGATCGCGACGTACTCGGAGCCGGTCGTGTTCGGGGCATTGTTCGAGGTGAGGACCTGGAAGCCGGCCGCACGGCCGACGACACCTTCACGGAGACCCTCGGTGGAGCCGGACTCGTTGGCGCGGATGAAGCGGGCGTCGCGGAGGAGGCAGCCGTACAGCTCGGGGCGGACGACGACGTTGCGACCCTGGGTGGGCACGTTCGCGAGGTCGAGCTTGATCCGCAGCGGCACGAGGACCTTGTCGTACGCGTCCGTCGGGGTCGTCGAGGAGTTGACCGTGATCGAACCGAGCTGGTTCGCGGACTGGATCGACGTGTAGAACGACGCGATGTACTGGTCGACGGTGTCGGCGAGACCGAACGCGGCCTCGTCCATCGCCTGCGGGATCACGTTGCCGGCGGCCTGGCGGGCGTCGATGTCGTCGACGAGGAACGCGAAGTACTTCGCCTGGTCGACGGTCAGGGTCCGCTGGAAGTCCTGGACGGTCTCCGGGGTGATCGTCGTGCTGTTGGGCACGTACGTGTTGATCGTGGGGCGGGAGATCGAGGTGATGCGGACGGTGTCGCCCGCTTCGGCGATCTCGCCCTCGTAGTCGCGGTTCGTGAACACGCTGTAGACCAGAGCCTTGCGGAGCGCGACGAGAAGGTTCGCGCTCCAGATCTCGGGCCTGAACTTGTTGAGCGCCATGGTGGCGTCCTTTCAGGTGGCGGGTTAGAGCAGGTGGTTGAGGCGCCCGGCGCGGGTGGCCTCGTAGATCTGCTCGGGGGTCATGTGCGCGAGTTGCGCTTCGGTGATGGCGCCGGCCTCACCGGATCCACCGGCGTGGTCGGCTGCACTCGCCCCCGCCGCCTGGGCGAGCCGGAATGCCGTGGGGTTCTGCGTGACCGCCGTCTTGATGGCGTCGGACACGAGGGTGGGGAAGTCGCTCGACGTGGGGTCGAGGCCGTTCACGTTCGCCAGGAACGTGTTCGAGTCGAGGAGGGCGTCGGGGTTCGCCTGGTGTCTACCCGCGGCTTTGAAGATCGCGAGTTGCACGGCGGCGTCCTTCGCGGCCTGCTGCGCGGTGGTAAGCTGCTGGGTGAGCGCGTTCGGGTCGGCTGCGGTCTCGGGCTTCAACCCTGCGGCGATGGCGATCTTGTCGGCGAGGGCTTTCTCGGCGGCGGTCGCGGCGGTCTGCTTCTCGGTGCGGTGGCGGGCGGCTTCGGCGCGGGTGTCGGTGATGATCTTCTGCGCCCAGGCGGGGAGGGAGGCGACGTCCTGCGGCTCGCCTGCGGGCGTGG